TTCTCGGCGTAGTACCAGCCCCAGATCATCAGCTCGGCGTCCGTCAGGCGACCCTCGGGGAACTTGTCCGGGCGCAGCTCATAGAGCATCCGGCCCTTCAGGTCTCCGAGGCTGGCGGCGGCTCGGATTCCGGGCTCGGCCCAGAGGGCTTGGGCTTTTTTTCGACGTCGGACCCCTGGCCGGTGAGCGTCAGGATCGCGTTGGTCAACTGGAAGAACACCACCGGATAGTGCTCGGCGATGCGCACCGCCAGCTCGGTGCTGCAGGGCGGATCGACCGACCCGGCGCGCAGCATCTCGATGCGCCGCGCCATGTCCGGCTCCACGTCGTCGCCGCGCCCGAGCGTCGCCTGCAGCTCGCGCACGATGTCGCCCTTGGTGCCGGAGACCAGGGCGGCGGCCAGAGCCGACTCGCGCCCCATGCGGGCCTTGGCCGCATCGGCGCGGCTGATCTCGTTGGCGGTGAGTTGGCGCACCGTCCAGACCGGCTCGTCTGCGTCCCCGAAGAAGGCGCGCAGATCCGGGACGCGCACCTCCTGGGTGCGGGCGATCAGTGGGGTCGAGAGGAATCGGTCGGCGTCGAATGCCATGGGATCAGTGTCCGTTGATGATCAGGGTTGTCCGGGGCGCTGCAGGGCGCAGTCCACCAGCAGTCGTACCAGCCGCTCGCGCAGCGCCGCCCGCTTGCCGCTGCACGGGGTCGCGCCCCAGGTCTCGAGGTGCGCGTGCAGCGCCGGCAGGGTGCGCTCGGCCTCCTCGGCCAGCGCCGCCCAGTCGACGTCCGGCTCCCGCGCCCGGCCCAACAGGGCCAGGAACGGAAACGGGACCTTGGCAGCGCGCTCGGCGCTCATCAGCCGGCGACGTTGGTCGCGATCTCCTCGGCGTTGATGGTGCACTGGGCCTTGATCTGGTCGCCCGCCGGGAAGGTGCGCTGGATGCCGAGCTTGCCCTGGCTCATGATGTAGCTGCCCCTGTACTGATCCGGGTAGAACTTGAACCAGAGGATCTCGCCCGCCAGGGTCGCCAGGCCGTCGGCGACGCCGTCCTCGAGGTAGGCGGTGAAGGACCCGGCATTCAGGGCGGCCTTGGTGGAGCCCAGGGTGCGACCGTAAATCTGCTCGGAGCTCACCGTGTATCGGTTCTCGGGCGGCACGAAGTCGGTCGCCTTCTGCACATCGGCGAACACCGGCGCGGCGTAGCTGGCATAGACGCCCTTGGCCACCGGCCCCGTGTGGATCAGCGGCAGGGCGGAGATGAACGTCACCTCGCCGCTGTAGTAGTCGATGTCGTAGAGCGGGTAGTCGTAGCGCTCCTGATGCGTGCCGATCACCTGGTGGATCTCGCCCGCGGTGATCGCACCGGCGGTGACGCTGGTGAGGCGCACCTGGCCCAGCTCGATCGAGGTGGTGGCGATCAGCGGCGGACCGCCATTGGCCGCGCGGGTTTCGCTGAAAGCCGTGCTGTCGACGCCTGCGACGGCGGCCACGGCGCCGGCAGAGGTGACCGTGATCGAGGTGATGCGGTGGGTGTCGGTGTCCGCCCCGCGGCTCGCCGCCACGTCGGTATCGGCGCTCCAGCTCACCAGGTTCCCGTTGATGTAGGCGGTCCCGGCGGCCACGTCCACCAGATCGTTGGTGCCGGAGGCGGCGGGCGTGATGGCCCCGCCGGTGACGACCCCGTTGGGCCGCACTACCGGGGCGAAGGTGGTGCGTTGGGACCAGGGCGAGGCGGCGCCCGCGAAGGTGGTATGGTCGCCGCTGTCGGTGAGTGCGGACATGGCCGTCGGGGTCACGCCGGCCTCGTATTGGAGCTTTGCACGTTCTGCGGTAGGCATGGCTGTGTCCTCGGTTAGGCTGCCGTTTCGGGATCGTTGAGGTTGACTGCGTATTGCACCTGGTAGGTGAGCGCCGCGCCGACGATGGTGCCGCCCTCCTCGCGATAGCCCGGCCGGTCGCTGGCGTAGCTCAGGCGCTGCACCAGGCTATCCAGGGTCTGCGACTGGCTCTCGATGCACCGCCGCAGGTCCCAAATGATCGTGTCGATCAACTCCACCTCGTCGAGCGTCGGGTGATCGTTGAGGTCCGCGAAGCCGCGCACGGTGATGTCCCTGGTCATCTCGCGGACCTCGCCGTAGCGCGCCGTGCCCGACTGCCGCCCCGGAAGCACGAACACCGCCGGGGCCTGCTGGTAGGCGCCGCGCAACTGCCCGATCTGCACCACGGCGCCCACGTTGCTCACGTAGCCGTTGGCGGTGGTGCAGTCCGCCAACAGGATGGCCAGCTCGCGGGTGATCTCGGTCGGAACGAGGCTCATTGGATCGGGCTCATCGGCTCAATGTCCCCACTGGTCGCGGCGCTCCTGCGCCCGCAGGGCCTGGGTGAGGCTCATGCCCCACTCGTGAATGCCGGGCAAAATCCATGACTCATCGTCCTGCTCCTCCCAGCCGTTGCGTTCCAGGTAGTCGCGCGCCTGGGGCGTCGCATGGCGGTTGGCCTCGACCGTCACGGCTCAATGCCGCCCCTGCGGCGGCGGCGGATCGCGCCAGATCATCAGCCGCTGGCCGGCCGGATCGAGCACCACCTTGGGCGCCTCGCCGGCCGCCCAAGGGATCTCCAGCAGGTCCCCGGCGGCGAGCTCCAGGCGCAGGATCTGCTGAGCCTCGGCGATGCCGTCAGCCACGCGGCGGGCGGGGATCTCGACGCCCCGCGCCTTCATGGATTCTGACCCGCCGCGCCTTCAAGCCGCTCGATGCGATCACGCAGGGCGCGGCCCTCGGTGCCGGTGAAGGGATCAGGGCGCGCCTGCGGATGGTTGCGTAGCTCGCTCACCTCCCGCTCCAGCCGATCGATGATACGCTCGTTGCGCTCGCGGCTGACAGTATTGGTGCGGCATCGGCCATCGATATCGTCGAGCATGGCGCGATGGCGCACGAGCTCCTCGTGGTGGATAAGAATGTCCGCGCGGACAATGCCGACATCACGCCAAGCAATAAGCCCACCAGTAACGCCAGCAGCAGAGAGCGCGGCCATGAGTGCCACCACCGTACGCGCGAGCCAGCTAAGCTCATAGCCATCGTTTTGCCTCTGTTGGATTGCACTCACGCCTCATGCCACCCGTCAGCTCACGATCACCTTGGGGTCAACGTAGAAATACGCCGAGCTGGCAATGCTCGCCTTACCCACCACCACCCGGGCGCGATACAGCCCGGCCTCGCCCACCGTCGCAGTCACCGCGAGCTTTTGCTTGTAAGTGAAACTCGGTCCGGTACCGTTCCAGGTGCTGGTCGTATCATCCGTCTGCGCTGCGGCGGTCGCAATCAGATTGGCGCGACGGTCGGACGCAATCGTCGACATCGGGCTGTCGCTTGTGCCCAGATACTCCACCTCCAGCCAGGCCTCCGCATCGGTTAGGTCGGCGGTGTCGTTGGTGATGTGGACGGTAAATGTCTTGCTGCCGGCCTCGACGGTGCCATATAGCCATGGGAGAACCAGCGGCGCGACTTCCGTGCAGGTCGATTCCGTTGTGATTAGCCAGGCCGTGGACACGCCTTCTGGAGCCGCACCGCCAGTGCGATAGATCGCGGCGCTGGCTATGAGGTCCCCATTATAGTTCCGCCGGATCAGGCTGGTCGGGCTGTCCGCCGGGCCAACATTTACAAACGTCACCAGCCCGCCATCCTGCGCAGGGCGGGCCGTTGTCATGGGCGTCCAGGTTTCCGCCGTCTTGCAGTACTCTAAATTGATCGGCAATGCACCCGGAGCCACGATCTCGCATGTCGTGCTATAGGTGAAGCCAGAAAAATCAGCGCCAGAGATCCTGCCGCCAATGGCATCAGAAAAAACCACGGCGGACCGATACCCGGCGTTGACGAAGGACAGTCCCGCAATATCGACCGTGTAATTGCCTGCCGATGCGTCGACGACCTCGCCGGTACGTTGGGACGTTCCGTCCGCCGATAGATCTATCGTCAGATTCACAAATCGTCGCGGCTGTTGCTCTCCTGAACCTCCAAAATATCCATTGGCGCCAAGTGCAACGCTGCAATCGCGCATCTCTCCTGTTTCGTTTGCGTCGTTACTCAGTCCGTAATTTCCCGCGGTGACTATTTTTAGCCCATTGAGCACCACTGCCCCGTCGAAATTGATAGTACTGTTATTAGCAATCTGATTCGCGGAGCCAGCCTGGAATGCAACCGGATCAGATCCCTGAGTTGCGCTGATAATCCGCACCGGCGGGTCAGCCGTCGCCATTGTCAGGGTGGTGGCGCCGGCTGCTGTCGAATCAATAGAGTTGTGCCCGATGTAGATAATGTCGCCGGCCGCCAGCGCCACCGCCGTATCCAGCGTCTTGAGATTTGGCGCCGCCTTGGCCCAAGTATCATAGGGCGAGGTATTGGATCCCCCGTCATCGACGTAATAGACCGTCATGGCGCCAGATCCCGCTCATCAAGCTTAGCCCGCAGTCGCTCACAATAGCCATCGGCATCGAATGCGGAGTCGCTGGTGATCACCGGGCCATAGGCGTGGGTGGTGCCATCCTCGGCGATGCAGCGGTAATAGATCATGCGCAGGCCCTCGGGCCCGCCGTGGATGCTCTCGATTTCGACACGATCGATGCTCATCGGTCGGCCACCGCGATGATCAGGGTCCGCTGGTCCATCCGGGCGACCGGCGCCGAGTCGGTGGTGATGGTGTTCACCGCCGTGATGCTGGTCCCGGTCGGAGCGGTCAGCCACACCGTGGCCGAGGTGGCGTCCGCGTCGGCATCGACCTCGGTCGCTCCTGTGACGTCCCAGTCGCTGGTGACGATGCTCTCTCCGGTGGCGAGCCAGTCGCTCCAATCGATTTGATAGTCCAGCGTCGCCTCCGGGTCATGCCCGAAGCGCACGCGGTGGGGCCAGCGGGAGATCACCATCGCGCGCCTCAGCTCGGGTCCGCGATCTCGATGTCCCAGGCCGGGACCGTCACCGTGCCGCCCTCGGTCAGCGCCTGGGTGGTGCAGGTGGTGACGTACTGCAGCACCACCCCATCATCCAGGGTCACGCAGGTCGCGTCGCCGCTCGCGTCGATATCGAGGTTGGCCTGCTGGGCGATGGTGATCTTGCGCCCGCTGGCATCCCCGTTCGCCTTCGAGAAGTCAGCCGAGTCGATGGTGACCTCCGCCAGGGTCGCCGAGATCGCCGCAGCCCGGTCTGCCGGGGAGCTGCTGCCCGAGCACACCCGCAGCTTGATGGAGGTCGCCACCTCGTCGAGGGCGGCATCCATCACCGCGTCATTCGCCCATTTCGTAGTTGCCATGGCTCAGACCTCCCGCGCCGCTTGCCCGGCGCGCGCCGCGTGAGGCTTGAGCACCGCGCGGATCACTTGCCGCTCGCCGGTCGGGACCGCGCCGGTCGGATCGCGCGCCCAGCCCATCTGCACCCAGTGCAGCCCGAGCGACTCGGACACCTCCACGCTGTCGCCGGTGCTCAGCACCCAGCCGCCACTCTTGATCGTCTCCAGTGCCTCGATGCGCATCAGCTCACCCCGCTACCTCGAAGATTCTTGACTCAGCCGCCACCGCGAATACGCGCGACTCGGCGGCCACCAAATACACTCGCCCTGCAGGCGTCTCGCTCGGCACCCCGGCGATGCCGGCGAAGTGCCGGTGCAGGGTATCGCTCACGAGCACCACCAGCCCCAGCAGGTCCACACCCTCGGCCGCCTGCCCCTGCAGGGCATCCGCGACCAGAATCCCGACCTCCACGCCCAGCGCCAGGGCGTCGGCTGCCTGGGCCTGGTCCGCATCGGCCACCACCAGCGTGTAGTACGCCTCCGCCGTGGTCGCCTCGGCCAGATGCGTGTGGGCGCTCCCGGCCACCGCCAGCAGGTGCGCCTGGATCAAGTCCAGCGCATCCGCGGCCTGGGCGTGCCCGGCATCCGCCACCTCGACCAGCACCTCCAGTGAGAGCACGGTGGCGTCAGCGGCGTGCCCGTGCAGGCTGTCCGCCAGGGCCAGCAGGTGCGCCTGGGTCAGCGCCACCGGATCGGCGGCCTGGGCGTGCATACTGTCGGCGGGCGCCACCGCAAAATGCTGGGCCAGCGCCAGGGCGTCGGATGCGTGGGCGTGCGCCGCGTCCACCAGGGCCAGTAGGTGCGCCTGGGTCAGGCCGGCCGCATCCGCCGAGTGCGCGTGCACTGCGTCCGCGAGGGTGAGCGTGATCGTCGTCTCCTGCCCCGCGACCAGGACGCCGCCGGGCAGCAGCAGGTCAGCGCTGCCGCCCTCGACTAGTCCGACCTCGGGGATCAGGATCGTCGCCATCGCTACCGCACCGGCCGCGGATCGCGGGCCTTGGAGATCACCGGCCACAGGGCGCCAAGGATGGCGCTGGCGACCGGCAGGTAGGGCGTCGGGATAACGTGTGGCAGCACCGCGACGGCGGCCGACTGCACCTCGGGCAGCGACAGGATGCCGGCCGTCGCCGCCCAGAATCCGCCCCACAGGCGCCACGAGCGCCAGGCGGGATCCTGAAAAAAGAGCTCGGTTCCCATGGTCTCGGTGCTCCAGACTGGCTCGCTCATGCGCTCACCTCCTCCGTCGCCGCCAGGTAGTGCCGGCATACGTCGCCCGGCTGCTGGCCGTCGTCATCGTCCCATTCCCGCAGGCTCCACGTGTGCGCGGCATGGGGCCCGGTGTCACGATACAGCCAGCGCCGACACGTCATTCGGCGCTCGCAGCTAGCGTCGTGACAACGGCAGACCTCATCGAGCAGGCTCACCGCAGCCGCCGCTGCTCGCCAGCTTCAAGCGCCGCTCGCACGGCGAGCTCCGCGCGGATCGCGTCAACCTCCCGCGGCATCCGCTCCAAGAGCCGCTGCAGGGCACGCCGCCGCCGCTGCCGATCGGCGGCCAACGAGCGGCGGGCGGCATCTTCCGGTGTTAGGTACATCGAGTCATTCCTGTGAACACGCGCTATCTACGAACGTCATGGTGGCCTCGTGAGTCACCACCCGCGGATAGCTTTGCGGCTCGGTGAATACTGATCGAACCGACAGAGTGCATCCGTCTTTGGACGTTTCCACGTCGACCGTTCGGCCCGTGATCGTGGTCGCGACGGTTTCAGGGTTGGCGATGACGCTGCAAAGCGAGGTGTCAACCCATCCATCGACCAACGTGTAGGAATAATGCCTGACGATCGGTTTCCCGTCTCTGTATGCGATATAAGGAACCTGAATCCGGGACCCCAAGTAAATGGTATCTCCATCCTGAGTCATTTGGTTGACGTAGTATTCCCCTACCTTGGCTGGGGCCCCAATGAACTCGTCGGCGACGAACGCCTCGCCCACATCGCATAGCCCAGACCGAATCGCTGCAGGAGGGCAGTAATCTTGATAGGTCAGACCCGTAAGCACGAAGTCGCCAAAAGCCGGCGAAATGGCGAACGCAAGAATCAATGCAACTGCTGATCTCATTTTGAAGTTTCCTATTCCATCGCAGATCGCAGAGGCTGGATTTGCTTTGGTCGCTACAGCGGTCGAACCAAAAACAGCCCGTCGTATGCAGGGATCGTTATTGGCGCCCCGGCGGCGATGGTCGAGCCATCGTTCACGGTCGGGTCCTGCAACCCATCGATCCGCTCCCAGGTATCCGCCAGGGTGATTGTCTTGGCCGTCGGCGTCGGATTGCCTAAGACGAACATCTGATCGAATTCGCGGCCCATCACGCCGGGGGCTCCACCTGAGAACAGGTAGAACTCATCGAACAGCACGATGGCGGACTCCTGCCCCACGTTGATCTGCAGGAAGGTGGCCGTATAGCTCTGGCTCGTGCGGAAGACCACCACATGATGCTGCCAGACGCCCGTCGCATTGAACGTGATGTCAACCGGGGCGCCAGCGGTGCCAGCCAGGCGGATCTGAATACGCCTCGGCGTTGACGCCCGCACGCGAAACACCAGCGTGTATTCCTGGCCGGCCGCCAGATCGAAGACAGGCGATTTCGCATGGGCGCCGGTAATCCACATGTCCCCGCCCCAGTCGGTTGGCGTGATCTTAAGTGCCGCTGCCCCGGTGTGGAACTCGCCCGGCGCCGTGGTCCGGCCTACTGTGCAATCCGTGCCAATCCAACCGGCTAACGCGAATTCAAACCCGCCGTTAGGAATCAACGACGCAGCCGCCCCGAATAGATCTGGGTCGTAGAATCGTTGAATGCCGCCGACGTGCTCACCGCCCCATCCGCGATTGGCCTGGATCGTCGCCAGGTCCGTCTTCGCGGCCGGGACCCCGTGGCCGGCGCCGCCGATAGCGACGGACTCCTCGTCAAAATAGGGAAACACGGCGCCGGACCCGTGCGACGGGTCGGCCTGGGTGCCGTGCCGAAACCCGTAGATACACGCCAGCGCCATCAGCAGCCGGTAGTTGCTCGGCGGCGTGGAGCTGGTCGGGGTCCAGATGGTGTTGGTCGCCTTCGAGATGCCATGCGTGGCAGAGGGCCCATAACCATTGTCTGTCATGCAAGCCTGGGTGTTAGCGATAAGGTTTTGCAGCGTCGCGTAGTCCGGGACATTTGTCCCACCCTCAAGTACGCCGTCGTATACCTTCTCCAGCTCGATCCCGTTGCTGTTGCGCAGATTGGCGCTCACCACTCCGCCAATGATGACGGACCCGGTATGAGGCGCGCCGCGTGCATCCAGGGTCTGACGGACCTTTTCGTTCAGCGCAGCCATGCCAGCGCCGTAGTCGTTCATCCCGGACGCGGGAAGGATGCCGCGATCGACCACGCCATCGTTGTCCGCGTCGCAGTTGGTCGTTCCGTACCCCGGCGTGTCAAAGTTGGTATAGTCAGAATCCCACACGATGCCGTGCGCGGTCAGCCCGGGCTCAGCCTCTCCCCTCTCGTTCTTGTCGTAATACGTCCCGGCGAACTCGCCATACAGCTCCCACAGCCGCTTGCCATTGGCATCCAGCGGGCACATGGTATGCGTCAGGTTGACCGCCCAGTTGAATTCTTTTACCGATGTCGCGCCGGTCATACCGTTCTGGTGGACGGCGACGTAAGAGTTGACTGGGTGGAGTCCTGTGCTTGACTTGCTGCGATAGAGTCGCGTGCTCAGGGTGACCGTTTTCCCCACGACCGAATGAATCTTCGCGTGCTCGGCGTTCGCAAAATTCTCGTCGTCGGACAGGCACAACCACTGGCCTGCCAAGAATCCCGCATCGGTCGTGGAGCTAACGGTGAAGCTGACGCCAGATGCCGCGGACGTGATCGCTGACGTGATCTGCACCCGTCGCTTGTAAAGGAAATGCCCGGCGAACCAGGTCCATCCGCCAGCAGCACTGAGCAGCGTCGCAGGCCCGGTGGAGATGAATGGCGGCCCGTTGGCGATGGTGCCATCAGTCGCGGAATTAGCCAGGCACTCGTGGTTGAGGATGTACCGCAGAATCAGGCACCGATTTCCCGGGGTCGCCAGGATCGCCTTGATCTGCTTCACATTGCTGGCGTAGAACGCGGCGGCAATCGAGTAGAGAGTCGCGCTCTGGGCCGCCGTTGGCCACACCCTAACGCGCCCCAGGGAGGGCTTGGGATAACCCTTTTGATTTGCGGCCACCCAGGGGCTGCTGGGCAGCGTCCTATCAGGGACGATGGTCGGGGTATTGTCGAGCCAGTCCCGTCCCGTCTCGATCTCGGGCCAGGGCTCAATCGGCGCCATGGCGTTGCCAGATACCAGGTCGTGCAGCCCGTGCCATGCCAATAAAGGTGACGCCCGCGAGAGGGTCACCTCAATGGACAACACGATCGCCGCCGCCGGATCGATCCTGAACGCGGTCGACGTTATGGCGCGAATGGCTCCGGCGCCAGACAACTTCCCGGTGCCGACTGTTGCGGCTCCTGGCGCATCACTGGTGTAAGTGCCGAAGAGAATGGCGCCCCTCGAAGACACCCGGCGCAACGTGATATCTATGACCTGAAGTTGCTGGTTGTCGCCCGACGCCCACATATCTGGGGCCGCGTCCGAGTAGCGCGCGGTTCCATCAACCTTGACGGAAAATCCCAATCCCTCCGCGCCGTTTGCACCATCCGCGTTGGTATTCAACGCGTTGGCGAAGTGGCGCAGGTTCAGCTCATCCCCGTCGACACGGAAATACTCTGGCGGGATCGTGACGCTGGAGACCGTCGTCGGCGCCACCGAGTTGATGATGCTCTTTTGTTGCGCGTCCATATCAATCCATCCATCGCAGTCGCAGGAGCCAGAGGCCATCCTTCCGGGTCGGCGGCGCGTCTACCCGATACACCGTCGCATCGGCACTGGTCAGCGTGTCGCCGATCACCGGCTCCGCCGCCAGGGCCGTCACGGCGATCTGTCCCTGGTAGTGATCCTCGTCGATGGTGATCTGCCCGCCGCGGAGCACGGGCTCGCTCCGCCGCAGGATCACCGCCTCGCACGCCACCGCCGCCCCGACCGTGGGAGCGTAAGTCACCGGCTCGCCGAAGGTGCTCACCACGTCCTCGGTCGCCTGCGCGACGATGGCTGCCCAGGTCACGGCGAGGGCTTACGCGGTCCCTTCGGCCGGGCTCACATGGGCCTCGCCCGTTACCCCGGTCGCATGGGTGCTCGGGAGGCTCTTGCCCTTGTACTGAATGTAGATGGCCGACTCGGCGCAGGCGTTGCTGGTGTCCTTGTCGACGTACAGGCGCACGTAGCGCTCGCGCGGCTGGTAGACGTCGATGTAGTAGATCTCGTTGTCGTCGTCGGCGGCGATGCTCTGAGCGGTGCCCAGCAGGTCGGCCGCGTCGCTCAGATTGGACGCCTGCCCCTGCTGAGCCTTGATGCTGTTGGTGCCGCCGGCGGCGATGGCGGCTAGGTGCACCACCATCAGCACCCCGTCCCAGCCGGACATGTCGAGGGCGGCGCCCTCCCGGTCGGCGGTCCCGCTGGCATAATCGAGCGCGGTCGTGATCTTGACGTTAGTAGAAAGCATGGGTCACTCCGTATCGGGTCTGAATTGAACTTGGGGCGCCCTGGGCCGCCGGCGCCCAGGCGCGGGCGGCGAACTCTCGGGCTCGGCGGATGGCGCCGCCGCTGGCACCGGGTCGCGCGGCGCGGCGCGGACCGCCTTGCCCGCCGAGATCAGCTCGGCGGCCAGGCCCTCGCCCACGCTCACCCGCGCCCCGGCAGGGACAGAGGCGCCGTCGATCCAGACGGCGCGCACGATGTCCAGCGTCGCGTTCATCAGGTGATGGTATGGGCCCGGCTGAAGGCCGCAGCCTGGCGGATACCCACGTCCACCGAGTACATCGCCCGCACGCCGCGGATGCCGGCCTGGAAGTTGGCGTAGGGGTTGACCTCCAGCTCGAGCACGCCCCACTCGGCCAACACCGCCTGCTCCCAGGCGCCAAAGATCATGGTCGCCGCGGTCAACTGCTGGGAGCTCATCGCCGGGAGGCCGAACATGGAGCCATCCCATACGTTGCCCAGCCACAGCCGCGTGGTGCCCGTGGTCGGCAGCTCGGGGCGCACCATCAGCAGGCCGGCGACGGCCGCGGTGGTCACGTAGCCGGGACGCTGCGGCATCACGTTGGCGGCGGCCACATCGGTCTGAAACTCGATGATGCCGGCGGCGGCGATCGAGGTCCCGGACACGGCCCCGATGCCCGAGACATTGGAGATGCCGAGCGGCGCCCCCGCGGCCCCGGTTCCCTCTAGGATGGCGGCGTCCACCGCCAGCCCCACGACAGCGGCCAGGTCGCTCATCACCATGGCCTCGGCGCTGGGGTTGCTTTGCAGCAGGAGCTGCCGGCTGATCTCGGTGTAGGCGCCGACGTTCTTGGGCGAGAGATTGAGCTGCCCGAGGGTCTGCTGGCTCTCGGTCACGCTGGCGGTATCCGTCACCCAGTAGGCGGTGGCGGGGGCGGTCTGCTTGGGGATCGACACGTTGCCGGTCAGCCCGGTCAGCCGCGTGGCACCCATGCGCAGGGCCACCGAGCGGTTGCGCAGCAGATCGATCCAGCTCAGGTTGGCGGTCTCGATCAGGTAGCCGCCTGCGCTGCCCGGGGCGGTGGCCAGATCGCGGCTCAGCACCTCGCCCGGGACGAAGAAGCGCCCGTCGCCATTGGCGCTGCGCTCGATCAGCTGCAGCACGCAGGCCCGATCGGACGGCAGGTAGAAACTGGCCTCGTTGGGCAGGCGGTTCAGCTTCTGCTGCAGCGTCTGGTGAACCTCGTTCTCCAATCCAGCCTTGGCGGGGTTCTTGTTGGCGACCGCCTCGATCATGCGGCTGATCGAGTATTGCTGGATCTCCCGCTTGGACAGCCCGACGTTGGATGCGGCCCGCTTGAAGTCCTTATGGCGCTCGGTCAGGACATCCATGGCGCGCTGCTGGGCCTCCTGCAGGGTCACGCCCTCCAGGATCCACTGGGCGGCCACGCCCTCGGCGATGTCGGCCTGGCGGCAGACGTGGTGGATGGTGTCCACCCGCTGCTTTTCGGCCATCTGATGATCGATCCCGGCCTGGGCGCGGGTCTGGGTCTCGGACTCGGCGGTGACTGCCGCCGGCAGGCTCTCATTGGCCATGTGTGCCTCCGTTGTGGCGGGGTCCGCCGGGTTTGCGCGTTCGCGACTGCGCCCGATGCCGACACTGTGATCGGCAGGGACAGTCACCAGAGAAATCTCGTAAGGCGTCCACCGTGTGACGGTGTACTCCTCGTCGCCCTCGTCATTGCTGCGGGTCAGCACCATGTCGTCGATCTTGTAGCCGACGCTCACGCTGCGCAGGATGCCGTCCTGCACGTCCTGCCACGCCTCACCCGCCCGGGCACCGTTGCCGAAGCGCACCAGGGCCCGGCCCTTGCGGTCCCCATCAATGCGCGCCGAATCGATCACGCCCACGTAGTCGTCCCAGTCGTGGTTGATCAGCAGGTTGGCCCCGCCGTTCAGCCGCTCCAGGTTCACCGCATCGGGCTCGTGGGACAGGATCTCGGTCCCCCACCAGCGCCGATAGGGCGCCTCGGAGCTGAAGGCCAACTCGACCGTGCGCGCGGCCTTGTCTAGGGTCGCGCGGTCGAAGGTCGCCTCGCGGGTCAGGGACTCCGCGCGCGGGTCGCGCAGGAGCGCCGCGGCTTTCAGATTTAACGGCATGGCAGGGTCCTCACGTTGCTGGCGCGCGCCGCGGCCTCCTCCTCGTCCTCGTCATCCGGCGGCTCGGGCGGCGCGCCCGCGCGTGCGTCGTCCTCCCCGGTCGCGAGATCCGTGGTATCGGTGCGCAGGCCGAGGTCCGCGAGCAGATCGAGCTCGCGGCGGCGTTGCTTCAGCACGTCCTCGATGTCCAGCCCGCCGGCGGTGGCGGCGATCACATCGGTCTTGGTCACATAGCCGGCCAGCTCCGCCTCCTTGTAGGCCGCGACCTCCTTGGTCGGATCCACCCAGCCCCACCCCCTGGGCTTGAAGCGCACCGCCAGGTAGCGCTCGGGGTCGCTGCGCAACATGCCGAGGTGCTCGGCGGACAGGGCCCCGAAGGTCGCGGCCTGGCTGAGCCACAGGCGATGCAGCGGGGCACGGAACGAGCGGATAAACCACTGCTGGACCATGCGCCAATGGTCGCGATCGTCCAGCAGGGACAGGCGCGAGCTGCTGTAGTTGCTCTGGGAGTAGTCGCGCGACAGGCTTTCGTAGCTGGCGCCGGCGCCCGCGGCGACCTCGCGCAGCATCAGGCGGATGAAGGGGTCCGCCTGGCTGTTCGGCCGGTTGGGGCTCCAGGCGTCGAAGCTCTCGCCGGGCTTCAGGTGGCGGATCTCGCCCGGATCGATCTCGATGGTCGGCGGCTCGGTGGAATTGGGATCCAGCGGCGCCGGCGGCTCCTCGCTGGTGATAAAGCCGACGTACATGGCCGAGGCCCGAGCTGCCAGGATCTCCGCTTGGGTATAGCCCACCACGTCCTGCAGCTTGCGGATTACCGCATGGAGCCACGGCTCGCCGCGCGATTGCGGCCAGCGGTCGACCAGGTGCAGGTGGATGATCTCGCTGGCCGGCACCCGCTCCAACTGCGCCGAGCGTGACCAGTCCACGCGGGTCTCGCCCGGATACAGCGACTGGATCCAATACGCTTGCGGGCGTCCCCAGCCGTCCTGCTCGATCCCGAGGCGCACCACGTGCCCGTCCTGCACCGCGGGGATCTGGAAATCGTCCGCCAGCCGCTCCGGCTCGATGATTTCTAGAGACAGCGGCACCCGCGAGCCGCCGAAGGGCCGCAGGTGCAGCCGCACCAGCACCTCCCCGGCCTCGAAGACCTCGCCGATCAGCAGCCGCTCGAGGTCCGCAAAGTGCAGCCGCCCGGCGACGTGGCAGTGGTTCGCCTGGGACCACGAGGCCCACAGGCCCTCGATCTCGTCGTTGTAGCGCTGGTACAGCCGGCCGTTGCGGAAGCTCACGCCGGCCTGCAGGCCGATCCCGCTGCCGATGACGTTCGACTCCACCAGCCGGCGCGCCCGCTTGGCGTAGGCGTTGTTGCGCACTAGGGCGCGGCAGCGGTTGCGCAGCGCCGCCAGCCCCAGGGCCAGCTCGGTGTCGGCGGAGGTGGTCGCAATCGATGGCTCGGGCGTCAGGCGGCTGGAGCGCGCCCCATCGTAGGCCCGCAGGGCCAGGTCGGGCGAGGCGACGCGCTGACGCTTGGTCTTGCGCTTCGCCATCAATGACGACTCCATCGCCAGTGCTTTAGGCGCATCCATCGTCCGTGCACCCAAGCTGACCACCGCCACCGATGTTCACGATGGCAGAAGTCAGAGCACGTCCAGCGGACGCTTAGGCGACGAGTGCCCATCAGTCCACCCCCAGCCGGATCTGATAGCGGCGCGGATCCACACCGAGCGCCGCAGCCTGGGCGGCGGCGGCCTCGCGGGCGACCTCGGCACTCAGCCGGTCACGGATCTCATACAGATCCTTCAGTGGATGGTACTGAATCGCGCGGCCCTCGATCTCCACCCTGGCCGCCTGCAGGTTGCCGGTGGTCAGATAGGACTCGATGGCGGCGAGGGCCTTGGCTGCGGCGCTGCGGCTGTCATAGCCGGCGGTGGCGACCGCGAGATTGGGCCGCACCGTGAGGGTGCCGGTGGCGAGCATGTAGCGCGCCCCGGACTTGGTGACGTAGCTCTGCCACTGGTAGTCGCCGGCCACGTAGTCGTCCGTCGTGGCGGGCGGCACGCTCACCAGGTGGTCGGACCCGGAGGCCGTGGCCGTGATGGTGATCAGCCGCGTGGCGCTGGACAGGGCGTAGCTCAGCACCCACCCGTCGGCCGCCGAGTAATCCGACAGGCTGCGGGTCCAGGTCCAGGTATCGCCCGCCGTCAGGTAGCGCGGCTCGCTGCTTGGGATAGTCGCAGACATGCGCGTACCAAAGCAGCAAAAATGGACAAGTCAAGTCCCGCGCGCTAGATCCTGTGCCGTTTCAGTGGGCGCGCACAAGATAGAGTGGCTGCGGCATTCATTGGCTCAGGATTCGCCAGGCCATGGCCGCGCACTGCGGAACTTGCCCATTTCCAAGGCACTTAAGGCGGTCCACCCGAGCGGCCACCCCATGAGCCACTCGACCCACGTCGGGTTCAGACTGCCACCAACCTGCGATGGAAGATTCTTGCACCCGCCCCGCGCGACGAATCCGGCGCCATTCGGTCCCTTCCAATCCCGTGCATTCGGGGTCGCTAAGGATCCCCGCGCCGCCATCGTCTGCAAGCTCGGCCGGTTCGGCTGATTCTCGCGGCCCGCGCTTCCGCCCTGACAGCTCCCGTAGGCGCTCGCCGTCGGCGTCGGCAGCAGGAAATGCCGCACTACCCCCAGAAGCGAAGTACCGCCCGTCTGCCCTGGCGTCGGGTCCCATACTATCTGAGCGCCGGTCGTGACGGTTGGAGTCGGCCACAATCCAGATCCTCTCGCGAAGATGGGGCGCGCCGACATCGGCAGCTCCCATCACACCCCAGCGCGCATCCATCCCCAGCGCGGAAAGGTCGCACAACACTCGGTCGAGTCCTCGAACAGTAAGCATTGGGCTGTTCTCAATGAATGCGTATCTGGGTCGTACCTCGCGAATGATGCGAGCGAATTCGCCCCAGAGGCCGGATCGCTCGCCGGTGATGCCGGCGCCCTTTCCGGCTGCGCTGATGTCCTGACAGGGAAACCCGCCAGATACCACGTCAACAATGCCTCGCCATGGTCGTCCGTCAAAGGTCCGAACGTCGTCCCATACCGGGAAAGGCGGGAGCAGGCCGTCATTCTGTCTGGCGAGCAATACGCCTGCGGCATAGGCGTCGTGCTCGACGGCGCAGACGGTGCGCCATCCGAGCAGGTGGCCGCCGAGTATTCCTCCACCAGCGCCCGCGAAAAGTGCCAGCTCACGCATCACTCGCCTGCCGCATCCACTGCACCATCTGGCTCGGCACCTGTCCCACTACTCCTCCCGCCAGCGTGATGCCGCATAGCCGCGCCGCCCCGCCTGGGAGCGCGTGAGCACCGGCAATTGCAGGGCCAGTTCCACCGGCGTTCCCCGATCCAGCCGGGAGGCCAGGGTCGCCGGGTGCAGATGATGCGCCCGCGCCAACTCGGACAGCCGCACCCATTGCTCGCCCCACGCCACCATCCGCCGCTTCGGCATCGCGCGTCCTCCGACTTACCATTGATGTGGTCGATACCCGGGCCGCCGAGGTCCCCCGACCGTCCGCCCCGCCTTCGGCGCGGCCGCCGCGTCTGGCGCCGCTGTCGTGTCGGTATCTGACGCTGCCTCGCGCCCCCACAGCCGCGCCTCGCGGGCCTCCCAGTCGGGGGCCCGCATCCGGTCGAGGCGCAGGTGCGGGTGGTGGGCGGCGGCGTAGGCGTAGACCCAGGTATCCAGCGGCTCGTTGCGGCGCGTCATGCCCCGGCGCGCCTCGTAGCGCTGGCGCTTGGGGTTCCAGACCTCGCTCACCAGCCCCTCGTAGTACTCAAGCGGCAGGTCGCGGCTAAAGCGCGCGGCGCGCTCGGCTGGATCGCGGTCGGCGTCCTGGCGCAGGTCGCGAAACAGCCGATCCTTGGCCACCTCGATGCCCACCTCGTGGTACTGGGCCCCGTGGCGCAGGGCGCGCCCGCCGCTCGTGTAGTCGGTCTTGCGCGGCTTGCCCAGGACCTCGCGGCGCCGGAAGCGCGAGCCGATCACCGCCATCAGGCGCGGCAGGTGGCGCACCGGCACGATGGCCCCCGCCACCCACGCCTTCACCCGGTCGGTGTAGTGGCCGCCCATGTCGTGGCACGCCGCCTCGATGTGCGCCACCGTCCCGCGATCCGTCGGGATACCGCGCCCCAGGTACTCGGCCATCGCCGCCCAAGGCTCGGGGCGGTCCAGGTCACCGGGGATCTCGTGATAGTCCACCACCCACCAGCGCCCGCCCGCGCCCCAGCCAAGCACCTGGACGGCGAGCCGGTTGTCCTGGGTGTCGATGCCGGCGGTCAGCAGGCAGCAGCCGGACTGCAGCACGCGCAGTGGCCAGGGCTCCGCGCGGTGGGCGATGTCCTCGGAGCGGGTGGCGGTGCGCTTGTCCTCCCAGGGCAACCCCAGGCGCTCGTTGCGAAACTGTTGCTGGCGCTCCTCACTGTCCTGAGCCTGGATCCATTGCTCGGCGAGCTGCCGCCACGAGTAGCCCAGCCCGAGCGGGGCGTAGAGGGCATTCAGGTGATACCCGCGCACCCGGCTCTCGGGGTTGCCGGCCACCCAACGCCCGCCGGCCAGCATGGCGGGCTTCTCGCGCTCCTCGATCACGCAGCCGGCCTCGGCGCACGAGTACCAGACCTGACCCAGGTCCATGGTCCAGCCCAGGTGCTCCCAGGTGAGCGGCTGCCAGGCCCCGCAGTGGGGGCAGGCGACCTCGTAGCGGCGCTGGTCCGAGGCTTGATACTCGCCCTCGATGCGCGAGGAGCCGCGCACCGTCGGCGTCGAGAAGATCAGCAGCTTGCGGCGCGGAAAGTTGGACTGTCGGCTCTCGATCAGGCCGAGCGGATCGCCCCGACCCTCGGTGTCCCAGTCGTACTCATCGGCCTCGTCGCAGACCACATAACAGATCGAGTCTGACTTGAGGTTTGCCGCCGAGCCGGCGGTGGTCAGATACAGCAGCCCCCCGGGGTAGTCCAGCAGGTCCAGGCGGTTGGATCCGTCGCGCGACTTGGTGACATCGATCAGGGCCGCCAGCTCGCGCGTGCCCTCCAGCATGGCC